ATGAACTTAACAACCTCGATATCGTTCATAAATTCCTGTGTTCCTACTGCATTGATAGCATTACTGAAGATGCCCTACTAAAAAACTTCTACCGTTGGCGGGAAAACATTCGGAAAAGAAAAAGACGTCGAGAATACAAAAAGAAGTTAAAAAGGGGCTGAAAAATCACCTACCGAACTATGCATTTTGTCCCAAAATGGCGGACAAAATGTCCCATGTGTGGCGAACTTATTGAATATTAAATAAATACAATCA